TGGGAATTGTGAAGAGTGTTGGCTCTCCAAAATTAATAAAGTTGTGTCATACATTGGAAAACCAAAGTATTTTTATTTTAAGTCTTACACTAGACTATACGCTATAAAAGGGAGCGCCAATGAACCGCATGAACATAAAGTCCTCGGCCGTAGCACTTTCCTCTATAACGACTCCCGCATCAGATGATCCATAGATCTCGTTCTCAATGGTGTACGCTCGCGACAAAAGAGGCGAGGACATTGTTGATGGAACGCCAGAATAAGTATTCTGAGGTGAAAAGGCAAATAGATTGGGGGAATAATACGGTAATTCGTATTCAATACCCCCATTAGTATCGTAAACAAACGTCACGGTACCATTAATGCTTGCTCCAGATGGAGAAGCCGTGCTAATACTAGCACCAGGTATTACTATCGATTGAGTAGGAGGATCGAGAGTGATTTGACATTGAGCTTGTGGAATAAATCCACTGTTCAAAGCCGGCCTCATTCTTTTCCGAACACCTCCTTTCATCGCAAGAAAGGCATACCTGAGATAACCAATAAAACTCACGTAAGTAGCAGAACTACCTCCGTACGCAGGTTGAATGTCTGGATAGATGTTAAATTGGGATATCAACTTTTTTGTCGTGGAAGCATTCGCACCCACGGATAACACCTGCGATTTTGTAAACCTCTTTAACAACGAGCGCAATGACAAAGGTTCTTCTCCAAAATAATAAGTAGAAATACCTTTTTCAGAAGCACTAGTTGGGTTGAGGGAAAAACACGTCACATCAAGATCAATAGCAGTATCCATATCTCCTGATTCCGTGACGACGTCTCTGGTGGTCTTAAAAAGATTGGAAGTGATATAATTCACTCTCAAGTCTTCACATGATGCATATACGTTTACTTCAACATCAGAGTCGTCTGGGGATTGCAGTGTGGTGAAAGGCACCAAATATATGAAACCATTACAACTGCGCTGTGCATCTACGTCAGCAGAAAAAGATTGAAAATTCTTCAAAGGATCTAATTCTCGTTGCTGCCAAGGTCGCGGGCTAGCCCAATCGATACAGAATTCGAAACTTTGAGTCTCTTGAATGTCGACAATGTGTACATATTGCTTGTTCAGATCAATATCAGCTCTAATAAGAGCTGCTTGCCTGACATTCGGCTCATACACAATAGCAATTTTTCCTCGATGATAAGCACTACACACTATTTCAATACGAAATTTTAGAGTGCCTCTCCAGAACTGAAACATCTGCGCAACCCAAGCCATAGCAGTAGGTTGTTGGCATGCTGGATTTAATCCTGTAGGCGTGAAATGCGTGACAAGGTTGGGATTAACTCTACAAGCAAACAAATCTGACAAAAGAGGTGTATCCGTGCTTGCCCATGTAAAAGTCGTAAAAAACGACTCAACAGCAGCTAAGTCACGAATCAATAATTCATCCCTATCCATAGCAACAATACTAGGATCAACCGTCAGTTCCTGTTTAGGGTCCAAAGTAATGCGCTTTGCTGTAGAGAATCCAATCGTGTTTGCCCCATTAGACAAGGGTTGGTTCCGCACTCTTGTAATCTCGCCAATATTGACAGGATACGACCATCCAAAGATAGACGCAAAAGCTTTAATGCTTTTAAACGCTAAAGTAGAAGCCATAGCAAAAGGACGGATAAAAGGAACAACTTCTAAAGCTTTACTAATTGATTCAACTTTAGTAGTAAAGTTCTCGACGGGTCCAACTTCTCGCTCATCCATCGATCCCGACTCCGTGGTAACAGCCAGAACAGTACCAGTCGGTACTCCCAAACTAACATCCTCAGCCCATGCATACACTTGAACTGAAACATCAGAAGGGGTAGCCGTAACTGAACCTACATCATTAAGAGTGTATAAAAACAACGATCCTGCTTCAGCAAAATCTTCGAAAGAAGTGACGTCGGAAATTGCAGCAACAGCGGAATTGTTATACAAGTTAAACATTTGCTTGGGTGCAATGAACGGAATATCTATGACAACAGGTTTATTCTCATTGACATTAATTGTAACTCTTCCTTTCTGTTGAGACAAATAGTTCATAAACAGAGGTTTCCACGTTGGTTGAAGAGTGATGGCACTTAAGTGTTCCTGTAATGTAGCATTAGCTTCAGGAAAAGGGCAGTAAGCACAAAGTATTCTACCATAGTGGAAAGGGGTTCCGGATATAGCTATCTTTACTTTTAAATTACCTCTAAAATAAGCGAAATTCCTAAATTTCGCTCTCACCGCAGGATTGAGAGACCATAAGTCCCAAACCTTAAATTCTTGGGCTACCGCCGTCGCAACAGGTATAGTAAAAGTAGAAATTTCAACTGGTCTGCTAAAGAAACCATCCATATCAAGTAAGTTGTATTGTCCCGAATCTAAAGGTTCAGAATATACTCCAACCATATGATCAGATGTGATCTCACCACCAATATCAGTGACATTATCTACTTTATGTTCTTTAGACATATCTATCATACCATCACTCACTTCGCCCATTGCGCCTGATTCGGTAAACAAACCACGCACTACGCGCTTTCCACTCACATCATGTAAAAATGATATAGTAGATTTAAGATCTGCTAAAGTCGCCCTTAGCTTAATCCTATTAACTCGATAATCTGAACCTAAGTAAGTACGCGCTTCAGGCACACGAGTTAAAACCGCCATACTGATAGAATCAGAACGACAGGGCTCACGCTCTAGATAAGACTCTATCGCGTGAACTTTCTTTTTCAAAGAAAGTATATGAGCATCTATTGCCATGCCCACTTTGATATCTTCTTCAGGATATCCTTTAATTTCATCTGTAACATTGTATTCAGATCGCCATTTAAAGTAATCTCTCTCGGGGGACGCAACCTGAGGAGATTTGTGAAATACAGATGTTCCTATATTTATAGAGGCTGGTTCTGCACTAACCGAGCTAAACAGCTCTCCTCTAAGACACAAGTAGCTGTCGTCTTCCGAACGTTTCACATACTCGGACGACTCAGTATATAAACCTGTGTCGATGTTCCACAAAGCTTCGTGGATTTCAGTATATGTAGGAAGTTTGTGTTCAACAAATAATGTATCAGCACCTAACTTCGAACATAAAGACTCGACCAATTTTTCACGAAAATCGGAAAATTGCTCTATAGTCTTTGAGTGGAAATAAGATTCCCACAAAACCGACGCGGAAGTAGCTATTAATTGATCCTTTGAAGTTATACTCGAAGAAGGAATATTCCATTCTAGAGCTTTATATAACGAATTCATATCTAAAGGAGCAATATATATATCCATTTCCGGATCAGGATGCTTAACAAATTTCCGTTTTAAAAATGAAATTTCATTAATATTCAAAAATTTCTTAAGCTCTTCTTCCTTACTTGCAGCTGTAAAACCCATACCGTATACACGTATAACAATATCCCTATAAGAGTGATTATTAAATCTATCTTGTACTCGGGGTTTAATAGCAGCTACTAAATCATCTCCATATGTTAAAGGTCGGACACATTCGAAAAATTCTTCTCCATCACAAAGGATGTTGAAGGCATAAACGAGTAGAATCAAACCTCGTAACGAGTTATCTTCAGCAGTCGCGTACTTTCCTGAAGGTTGATTTCCACACTTTGAAAAATAATCCCCAAGCATATTCAATACTGGGTAAATATTGTCAGACAATATACCCTGTAGTATCTTCAACGCTGCAGGAGAATATCCGAAATGCTCAGCAATGGAATAAACTATGGTGGAGGCCATATGTGCCACATCAGGAGGAATGGTTTGATCATAATTGGAATAATCACCTTCCATAAATTTTTCAGAGAATGAAGACATATTTCTCACCAATTTATCTGCCTCAGTATGCATGTTTATACCTACAGCCGTACCGAACAAATCACCATGTTCAACCATAAGGGAATATATTGGAGCCAAGAACATGCGTGATATAATCAAATCCGTAACCGACATCATATAAAACACGCGTGTTTTGCCTTTTGCAACTTTCGACAATTCACGTGGTTCGTCTTTGAGTTGACATTTAAAAATAAATCCTTCAGACTCATCGCGCATATACTTCTCTAATTTCTCAACGACGTGTCTTGCGAGATCCTCCGTTGGCTCGCGTATAACAGATTCCTCTGATATTAAAGGAATATGTTCACTCTTTAATCCAGTCCAACCATGGCCAGCAGATGTACGGGGATTGATCCTCCTTATAAATGCATCATTGTCGGCACCATTAATAGCAGTAACTACATCGAGAGGTGTTAAACTTGTAACGCCAGCTTCCTCAAGACCAGGTAATAACCTATCAAGAATGCACTTGATAGTTTTTCTACAAATCTTAGGGTCCAGGGTAGTTGACATAACGCCCATCTTGCGTGCAGCTAAGTTATAAGGGTTAAGGTACTCTCCATTATGAAAAGTAGGTTTCATAATAGGTCGTGAGAAAAACGTAGATCGCTCAAAATCAAAGACACTGAATATATCATTTAAGTCTTCATGTATCGCGGACCGAACCAAATTAGACTTCCCTTTAATGAGCACTTTCGAGCCATCATATCCGTAATAATCAACACCCGGCATCTTCTCATATCGAAATAAGGACTTAGGTTTAGGCGATTGTAAATTGAGATTCAGTGAAATAGACGCCGTCTCTGTATATATAGAACGAGTCGAAAGTAGATTCACCGCTCTCAATATCATCTCCCTATCAATTGGTACTGCATAAGAGTTGCCGGTTGAATCAGAAGCAGCGTGAATGCCCATAAAAGAAGATCCTGATCCAGTATTCACATAAAGAGGTGTTCCACACATTCCCTTAAAATGAAGGGGATACGTGTACATGAAAGGATTTTCTATTCTTGTTTTTGATCCGTCATGATTAGTAGCCGTTATAGTCATATCCAACTTACGTATGGACAAACGCTTACCACATATCGAACCTGAGGACAACTCCATATCAAATCGTGAATGAGGCATTAAGTGTTTAGTAACATCCTTAAACCTCTGTGACGGAATATTTATCAACATCGCATCATGTGTCACATCTGCGGTCTGCGAAAAATCTATCTTTACCTCAGATTTTTGTGAGAAGTCCGTATCATCCAAACCGGTCAGGATAAAGAATTTAACTCCAGGTGTACTTGGTATGGCATGTTTATTCACTAACGCATAACTACCCTTGATTCCAAACAACCGTGTGGAATTCCGTTTAGTTTCTGAAAGGACAATCTCTAGAGTTCGAATGTTCGCATTAAATGCACGATCCAGATCGAGAGCATCACCAGTGTGAGCAGACTTGGGAATAACTTTCCGTACGTTCGCCCACAACTTGTGTTGTTTATTTGGTATACGTTCATAAGATTTACCACATTGCAACTTTTCTTCCCAAGTTTCCAGCACGGCTTTTGACTTAGTAGGAATCTTGAACTCAGATGATTCAACACTGTATTTAATCTTACTTCTGGCACTATAAACAATACCTATAATGAAGGAACAGAATAAACCTACAAGTGCGCGTTGCTTATCTACTAAAGGAAGCTTTAAGGGATTAGGAATATCCGCTTTCCCTACCACATACTTAAGTTTAAGCATAGCGCGATTACGGAAAACCTCAATTTGCCCTATAGCATCTTTTATTCGTACGAAATAACCTATTGTGGGGCCTGTCCAAGACCACACGTATTTAAAGAACATCAAGAATACAAGATGGATGAGAAGAACGACAACGTGGTAAGGTAGGAAGTAGAGCAATCCTATGTAAGATAACGCCCAAACTGGGGAAGTCTTAGGAAAATCTTTACTTACATATTGACCAAAACATGAAATAACGTTCAACAAATACACCAAAACACAACTCTTCAAGAAGGATGTGGCGCGCGTAGAAGAATCTCTAATACTAACTTCCATCATACCTGATTCTGTACTAATTTCTTTCGATTCTTCTTCGACGAGTTCTTGATTGCGGATTTCGTTGTCCATGTGTTTCTGCATACGGGGAATAATAAACGCACGGAAGTCGTCTAAGCTTGAGAAAGACCTAGAGGAAAAATGTTTTCCATTACGGGTATTTGCTTTCTCCTTATACTCCATAACTTCAAATTTGTATTTATCTAAATATTCTCTTTCCGAACTGAAAGATTTATCAGGATCGATACCCGAGCGGGTATCCCGAGGATCCTTTCTAAATTCAGGAAGGACGGAGATTTGGATAAAGTCAAATCGTCTGAATATAGCTTTAGGATCAAACATTTGCTCCTTAGCATTAAGTTCCAGATTGTTAGTATCTATTATCAACATTTCTGGAGCAGCGAAAACTTTCCCTTTATCCTCAAATGCTCTATCAACAGAGAAAGGTAATGAGTCGCTCAGGCTATTTATTTCTAGAAGAGTTCTATCACTTTGTTTCCCTATCATATCCTTACTAACGTTTCCTACTTCAGGATAATGAATATAAGGATGTGATATAGGATCATATCCTTCAAAATAATCTGTCGATCTAGGTTTGGAATAGACATCGTGAGAAGAAAACTCGCGACCTCGCACATGAGCAAAGATCCTGAGTGATTCTAACACAAGCTTTGATTTACCAATACCAGGAGGGCCTGCCAGTACCAAACCATAAGGTTGAATACGGGAACGACCTTTCCTAGATCCTTCTATATTATGCATTACTCTTTGTATTGCCATGCACTTGGCCTTAACCATGTCATGTCTTTTATCTTCCTTATACATTCCATTAATAATCTCCTCTCCTAAAGAAAGGTGTTCGATTAACGATTTATAATATTGGCGTTGACAAATATATCCTTTAATGGGATTTCCGGCGTACGTAAAGTCCGCCTGAGCTATCAAAACATCAATACGATTAATAAAATCGTAAGCTATATTATCACTACCCACGAAAGGTCTAAGAGACCTCGTAGCTATGGCCATATATGTCATTTCATACAGATTTAATAAAGACTCTATAATTGCAATTATACCGTCAATTATTGTCATCTTTTTCTTTCCAAACACCTTATTCACGGTCATACCAAAATCTTTATTAAAAAGTTTCATGGAAACCAAGGAAGTAAAAAGTTGGGCAAGATGTTTGAAGAAATCACCAGATACAACACTAGTTAAGAAAATCAAAAGGCGATCTTTAAAAGACAATCCACTATCACTAGAGAATAGTTCTCTAAACTTGCTGAAGTATTTCGTAATGTATTTCCACACACGGTGAAAAAACTTATCAAATAAACGAATGAAAAGATCTTTATACTTAATCATACCGTATGCGGCGATCATCGAACCGACAATAATCATCAAAGACTTGTAGTCCTTAGCGAACACAAACGCAAGACACAAAGTTGCCAGCGAGGATCCGTAAAAGAGCCATTTTCCAATGTAAGGGGGAATTATCGATGAATCAAGCAAATTCAAACTATCGAATATAATACGTATTTTAGCTTCAACATAGTTCCACCAATCGGATGATAGGTCGAACTTATTTACAAAGCGCGATATCACTCCTTCATCGTCGAATATTTCTTCTTCAGAGGAATGAGATGCAGCAGTATTACCATATCTAATTTCTTCCACATCCACAATTGTTTCATGTGAAATAATTCCACTAGGATGCCAATCGAGATATGCTCCCTCTTTAGTCTCCAACTCTCCAGATTCTGTAAAAATATCAACTTTAGCCAGAGCTTTCTTATCCTTCTTTGCCTGTCGCTTTCGTGACGCGGCAAGACGAAAAGATTCTGCTTCAGCTTTCTTCTTCTTTTTCTCCTGTTGAGATTTCATCCGTTTAATCTTATTTGGATGAGGAGACTTAGTCTTCTTCTTTTGTTTCACGGAAGAAGCTTTAGCTTCCAATTTCTTCGCACTCAAATCCATGAAGTAACTGGAAATTTCCTGTCCTTCTTGAAAAGGATCATCACCAAAATCGCGATGCTTAGTATTGCGTTTTGATCTTCCTTTCTTTGCGTAATCTTTACGAGTGCGCATAGATCTCTCACGGATCTCTTTTTGCTTTTGCATTTTGAAATTTTTCTTCTTTTTCAAAATGCCAGCTTCCGTCGATGCTTTATCTCTGGAAGTTTTCTCTAATGATTTAGAGATTGATGAATCCACAAAAGCAGAATTCACCAACGAAATAGGTCCAAGCAAAGACTTACCTCGCTTTACCCGCGATTTATTTTTCGCGGCACGGCTAGAATTCTCTCTAGCAAGAGCCTCCGGAATATCGGAGGATTTTAAAATAGTATCCACTATTTTGTCCATTGTCTTTTTGTTCTCTCCTTTCGGAAAGTGTAGGCAGACAATGTCTTCCTTTTGCTCAAAAGAGCGAGTCGACACCATTCCGGTGTCAGTTTCGATATAATTTGAAACAGGGACGCTTAAAATTTAAATAACACTACCACGTTAAGCAGTGTTACCGATCAAATTTTAGTAAGACCAATTATTTTACAGCCCGTCTTAGCTCCTAAACAGGAGCTTGGCTCTACAGATTCAGCTCAATCGTAACTCTAGACTTGCAACTAGAGATACAATCAAGTATATAAGAATCATGGGATAGTATAAATTACTGACTATCATAACATAACGCACAATTTGTACGTTAAGGTAACTTTATTCTAATTAAAGAAAGGTTTAAGAGTACCACTCTATAAGGTTTGGTTTTTAATGCCACCACGGCAAAAATGTCCTCCGAAGAGGGTGCCCCGAAGGGCACAACCAACTTTTTTCAAGTCACAGTCGGTCACATAAAAAGGTTCTCTGCCTGACTAAGGCATGCTATATATAAACTTGCTATATAGCTGAGATAATGACAGCAAGATGTCATGGGGGGATTACACCCCCTATCGAAATAAGGATTTCATCGTTCCAAACGATATACAACACGAATTGAATCAAATATGAAGCATACGGTTCATCAAACGTGTAGAAATCCATGCTATAACTAACACAATATGGCATGTCGCAACAACTTCTGGAAAACCAGAAGTGCCACAACAAGCACATAAATGTGCAAACTACAACAACTCTCGGGGATTACCC